TCTGTTATTTGTGTTGTTATATTATTTATGGCGGTAGTTGCAACAGTTACTGTAGCCTTTGCATCTTGAACTACCTGAGAACTTTGATCTATTGGGGTAACAGATAAGTCAACACCGCTAATAGTATTAATAGCGACTTGAACATTATTTATTTCTGTGTTAGCCAAAGATATTTTTGATGCCACCTCAGCCGTGACCCCTTGGGCTTGGGAATATTCGGTTTGTGCTTGTGTTACCTCTACTAGAGCATTGTTCGTGGCTGTAATAGCCTGTTGAACCTCTGTAGTAGCCGTCTCAAGGGCTGTGTTAACTGCCTGTTGAGCAGGGCTAACAATAACCTGCTCTTGATTATCTGCAGCATAAGCCTCGTTGGGTGCCAAAAAAGCAAAAACGGTTATGCATAAGGCAGAACCGAATATAATAAAAATTTTACGCTTTATATTATTCAATTGGGTGGGTCTCCAATGTATCTCTACATTGCCAATTATATCATTTATTAATTAATTAATGATAACAAACAATAAAAAAAAGGGCTAGCGTTTGGCTAACCCTTTAATTTATTTAATTACTTAATCCAATTTACCTTTAACTTAGGGAACTTTGCATTCCACTTTTTAGCCAAAGCATTGAATTTTGCTTTTAGATCTGCAATAGTGTTCTTTAAAGTTTCGTTTTCTGCCTTTAAAGTTGCTGTTGCTGAATCTGATGCTACCTTATCGGCTGCACGTCCAGCACGTTCTGCTGCAAGTGCTGAGTTAGCAATTGCTAATTCTGCATTCTTTGCTGCTAGTTCTGACAGAACATCACGTACTACAATTGTAGCGCTTACAGAACCGACTGGTGTTGCTAAGCCTGTTACGGCTGTTGCTACTGTTGCATACGCAACTACTGTTACTGAACCAGTTGCAGGAATTGTTACTGTCTGCTCTTTTGTTCCTACAGTTGCAGTTGCTGTGTCAGTTGTTAATGCTGTTGCTAATGCTGATCCAGAACTTGAAACCAAAGTATTAATTGTGGCTCCACCTTTTAGATTTCCGAATACATCGTATCCAGATACCTTAAGAACTTGTGATGTACCTGCTGCTGCTGAGGCAGGAGCGGTTAGTGTAATTGAGTTCAGTGCACCTGCGGTACCTTGAACATAATAAACTGTTGTAGTTCCAGCACGAGTAATAGAAACTGATCCTACTGCTGTACTTTTAGTATATACATAAAAGTCTGCTGATGTTCCAGTTCCTGTTGCAATCGAAAGTGTTGATGTTCCGTTTGACGCAGTTACTACTGCTGTTCCAGTAAGTGCAGGAACAATTGTTGCATTAACTGCAACTGCTGTTACTACTGTGCCTGTATCTACTGCTGTTACAGCAATTTTCAATGCATCCGCTGCATCAATACTGTTATCTGCTGGCACTGGTAGTGATACAGGAGTTGTTACTACTGTTCCACCTGTTGCTGCAGTTCCCGCCACCGTTAGTGTGACAGTTCCAGCGTTTGCTTGCGCTGCTGGCGTTACGAGCATTGTGCTAGTCAGGGCTGCAGCGATGATTAGCGATACTTTCTTGATATTTTTCATTTTTCTCCTATTTCTTATTATAATAAGTTAAATCTATCTAGATAATCTTTTACATCATCAGGGATAGGTTTATATTGTATCACGTTCTCAGGTAGGTCGTCAACTTGCCTTGGCCTATCTTTGAATGTGTGAACCTCTATTTCTTGATTTACATTTTTAGGCGTAAAACTTATGGCACCAAATACTGCACCACAAACTGCGTCTGCTAAGTCTTTAGATTTTTTACGTGGGTGATCTACCTTCTTATCATTAATAATCTTAAGTTCTCCCATTTCTTCTAACAAAAGGGGGATTAAGGGCATAGCAACTCTCTCTTCATAAATCAACATAGCAAAATCTTCATAATGTTTCTTAGCAACAGAAACAGTATCAGTTCTAATACCAACAGACTTTAGTTCTTGTTGAATATCAAAAGATTGCCATCTATCGAATGTAACCATTCCAATATTAAACCCTTGCCTTCTAAGATTAATAATCCAATTTTTTACATCGCTAAGATTAACTGGGCCCTCAACTTTTGGTTCCCACCAGGCAACAGCGTCAACAATAACAACTGGAGAAATTTGTTCATAGTCTTTTAAAACTTGAACATTTACCCATTTATCAACATGGGCGATTGCTACAGCACACTTGTCATGTTTTTGTGCAAGGTCAGCATGAATGTAATAAGTCTTTTCTGGATCTGGTTTAAAAGAAGAATCAAACCTCTTATTATTATCTATTGGATTTCTTAAAGACATACATTTTTCTAGTTTATCTCTTTGTTTAAAAAAGGCATCAGATGAATACGTTGGCTTACATGCAAAACGCATTAAGGCATCTCCAGGATCTGTAAAAAATGATAACTTAAAGTCTTCAATTTTTCTTGTTGGATTTACTTCCCATGTTGGTCTTTTAATTGCTAAAACTCCCGGAAATTTATATGATTTAATGTGGTCTTCTTCCCAATTTATTTCAAAAGTGTTGTCTGGATTATCTTCTGGTAATGCTGGATTAATTATAAACGTATGTTTTTTTTCAAGAATTTCTTTTTCTGCAATTACATCTTCATATCTTTTAGAAATAAAGTCTCCAACATATCTTGGAAAAGATAGAAGTGCAACTTTTCCTAAATCTGGAAAACGAGAATCTACCGATCCACGAAATGCTTTATAAATATTTTCTGCAGTTTTCCCCTGCTCATTTGCGGTTCCAACTTCTGATGCAAAACCAGAAATTTCATCAAGGACGGCAAGTATTAGGTTTAAACCTTCATGAGATTCTCTTTCTGAGTGCCCAGAGTAAACAGTTATTGCCTTATTAAACTCTATGCTGTCCGCTTTAGCATAAAACTTTCCAGCAAACCATGGGGAAGATTCTATTTTTGTTTTAAAACCTTTAAAGAAAACGTTTTTTGCTTGTTGGGCATTTATGGCAACGTTAATTAAATCTATGGCGTCTCCACTTGGTTTGCCAAAATATTTTGCTGGATCTTTAAGACATAAAAGTTTATATACTAAGTATGCACATCCTACCGTAGATGTAAAATCTTTTCCGCTACCCTTGCCAAGTTGTAGAATGATTTCATTTTTTGTATATTTATCATAATATGCGCTTCCATCATTTGTTCCCATTAAATTTTCAAGATCTTTTTTATAATAAATTTGACTCATTGCTTCGACAATATTATATTGTATTTCTGATAGTGGGGGCTGACCAAGATAATTTGACGACTCAACAAATGTTTTTACGTCTACTGGGTTTTCTTCAAAGATATTGTCTTTTAATACTTCAAGAAAATCATTGAATGTCGTGGACAATCGTAATCACCTCATTTTCTTTGGCAATATCAGATAGTCTTCTCATTACCTTATCTCTTATTTCTGGGTGTTCGGCTGCTATATCTCTTAATATTTCAACAAGGATTTCCTGTCTTTTTTCTATTTCAACCATCTCTTCAGCCAATTCTTTATTTTCTAGCAGGCCTGCCTTTTGTAACATTTCAATTCTAGACTTTTCAATATCTACAACAAGTTTAATTGCTTGAGTTTTTGCTGAAAGATTATTTGTTAAACTAGCCTCATCAATAACTTCATATGCCTTTGTAATTAATTTACCATAATGAGCATCCATTGATGCCATTGCTTCTTTTGCACGGGCACGAATAGCATCATTAGCAGAAGCCATAACTTTCCATTCATTAATTAAAGTAACAACACGGGTTCTTGGAATATCTAACTCTTTGGATATTTTTGTTGGATCACTACCTTTTAGGTATTCTTCAACTACTTGATTAACTTGATCCAAATGTTTTATTATTTCTTGTTCTTGTGACATCATTTATTTTGTCCTTTAGCGTACATTTCGTGACAAAAATTTGCCCAATACTCGTGATATGCTTCTCCAAAATGATCCCCGTCTCTGGCGGATAAAGAAAATTGGTTGTCAGGGTTTTTTATACAAAATTCTGCTAAAGTTCTGATAAAATCCCTTCTGTCTATCTGAGCAAAATTGTCAAGTTCCATTGATGCAAACATAGTATTGTATGAAAAGTAAAACAAGTTAACATTGTTTGATTTGCAAAACATTTCTAAAAACATTAAATAATGAAATGAATGAATTTGAATAATATCGGAAAATTCATCTCTTCCTTTATCGTCATACACAGCGTGATGAATTTTTTTATCATGTATTTTTTTAGAATCTTTTGAATAAAGAGCATACCTTCGTTGTACATTTGGCAAACAAATAAAAATTGATTCTGGCTTGCCGTAGTTATTAATATATTTAAAAATATTAGCAACAATATCACAAATACCAGTGCCTGGCAACGCTAAATTAAAAAATCCAGAAAGATGAACTTCTTTATTTATTTTATTATATAGTTTTTTAGCCCAAGTTTCGTTTTCTAAAAGTCCCAAACCATACGTAACCGAGCATCCAGAAAATAATATATGTTTTTCTTCATGATTTTTTTTAAACTCGTCAGACCTAAATCCATCACTATTGAGTTTTAAATCTGGAGTGATAGGGTTTGGCTGGTAATAAGAAAATCCGGTCAACCCTTTTCCAAGTAAATTTAAGACTGGCTCACCAATGTGTAAGACATCGGGATTTGAGTAGCCATCAAAATTATTGTTTTCAAGTTTTGTTTCAAAATCATTAATCATTTTTTTCTTTTGCCACCTTTAATAAAATCAAATATCCAATTAAATCATCAATATCGTTATCTCCAACCATCTCCGTACCCTTCATCAAGCGACTTAACTTGTCGTCTATTCTTACATGAAGTTGTTCTATTGAGTTGGCCTTGCTAAAAATTCTTACTGGATCTAAAGCAGAATTTCCATAAGATATATTTTTTTCAATTAACATTTGGGCTATTCCCATACAGTTCATTAAAATATCATTTCCAGATGGAGCGGATAGTGAATGCAAGTATAAGTCATTATAAACAAAATGGTCAACATCTTGATAGACTGGAACTGGTTTCATCTTTTAGATCTCCTTAATCCAAACTTGGCAAGATATACGTAAATGGTTTCTACGCTAGCCCCGCACTCTTTTGCAATTTCTTGTGGAGACTTTTTATCCATAACGTATCGTTTACGAAGCCAAGTCTCACTTGTATATAGTTTAGCAGGCATCAGATTATTTGTCAACTTCTGCTTCAGAAATGTCATAGTTAAACCTATGAGAATCTTCCAAAGTCCATTTATCTTGGTTTTCTACATCCCACTTATAATCATTAATTATTCTATCAATAACATAGTCCTTTTTTAAAGTAAAGGAAGGTTCATAAATACGAACCCTATTGTTAGGCTGAATAGCAAAGTTACCGTCATCTCTTTGTATAACATGGCCACATTTATGTTCCGCTGGATTTTCTGAATAACCATCATCTAAAACATTAGAATCTGGGTTGTGCCAGTCAAGCGTGAACAAATATGTTCCTTTGTTTGTAGTTTTTGTTCTGTCAATATATGACATTCTAAGATTTGTAAGGTTTTCAAATTTAGTCACAGATATGTGATGGCTAAAGGCATTCCATAAAACTAAATTATGTAAGTCTACTTCAGGAACTCCAGGCTTTGTACAAAATGCACTAATTGGCAATCTCCACCACAGCCCACCGTCTTCCATCATTATGTGAAATAAAGGACTTCTGTTTTTTATACTAGCAACACCAAATATAACACATGGAAAATATTTGTCATGACTATCTAATTGATTCCTTAAATAGTTTCCACGAACATAGCATTCTATGGGTGGGATGTTTGCATTTAACTCTGGCATTATTTTTTATTCCTTTTTATAGTAGTAAGTTTATCCCAATACCCGCCAGGATTTCCCTGATAAGTTTGTCCAGTTTCACGATCTATCAATAACCATTTTTCTGGAGACAAAGTCTTCACAACTAAAGAGACTTCATTTTCTTCTTCTTTAAAAACAAAACTATCTCTGTTCATAAGTTCCCATCGCTTTGTTCCAATTGTTGATAGCCCAATGGCCAATGCCACAAGCATCGGCAACATCGTTATCTGTTATTGTTTTATCATACTGCATATTAACAAACCTAATTGTTTTTTCTTTTCTAACTTCTCTTTCTTGAGTTTTATACCAAGACTCTGATTTATTAGGAATTTCTTTTCTCATTGATATTTTTTCTTCTTTACTAAATCTTTTATTTCCAATATAGTTTTGCCAGGTAATAGGAGAAACAGATCCCATATCTTTTACTCCACAAGACCACATCGCAGCAAGAACTCCGCCTTGTACTAATGCTAAATCTGATACTGTTTTAGGGCTATTCATGAAAACTGTGTGTTCGATTACTACCGCATCAATTTTATATAAATCAAATAGTGCTTTTGTTTTTGCATAAGCGTCTCCTATTTTTTTATACACTGTGCTGCCAGTAAAATTTAATTTGCCAAAATATTTTATCTCTTTGTTATTAAAAACTGCAAACGCAATGTTGTTAGTGCTAGCATCAATAGCACAAATATTTTCAGGTATGACATTGTTAATACTAAGTATCTTTGCTATCACGAACAATCCTTTTTATTTTTTTTAAAACTCTAAAAACGTCTTTATTGTTAATCCTGCAAGTATTACATAGACTGTCATCATTATAAATAGACAAAGTTATGCCACAACCTCCTGAGCATTTTCTTGTTTTGTTTTTTCTTTTTTGTCTTTTTGCAACAGAATATCTTGCTACAATTTTTTCTTTTGTGGCAAGGTCTCTACAATCAGCGCTGCAGTAAATTTGATAAGTTACTTTAGCCTTAAAGTCTTGGTTGCACCAACTACACTGCTTCACTTAATTCCTTTAGGGAGGCTATCTTAATTATTCCATCTCCAGCCTCGTCACAAGTTTTCTTGACTGGACAATTTTTGAAAACCTTGGAATTGTTTCTGTAGTTTTTAATTGGTAACTGTTTATTCTTCCAGGAATTATGCACTTCATTCATCCATTCAAATGTGTTGTCAATCCACTGTCTATAGTGATCATTAACTTCAACAGGAAACAGTAATAACTCATGATTATTTTTATTTTCATAAATAACAATGCCTTTAGATTTTTTAAGAATCTTCATGTATATAAGAGTTTGTTCTATATGGTCTAATTTGGCTTTACCAACTTTTTTCCTATATTCAAATGCTTCTTGGCTTGTTGTTTTTATTTCTCCAACAATCTCCTCATCATTCCAAACTATCATACAATCCCCGTACCCAAAAATTGGTGGCTGAGAATTTATTACTTTAAACTCTGTTGTATCATTGTTGTCGTCGTCTTTAAAAGATTTTGCAATTCCAGAATCAAGCATTACTTTCTGAATTCTACTATGAGACAAAACTCCATTGCTCATATTGGCTATACTTGTAGCAGTGTTATTACTTTCAAAAGTTGTACCCTCAAAAGCAAGATACCAGTATCTTGGGCACGCTCCGTTGCCATCACTATAAGATATTGTTGATGGGGCAAAAGTTTTTTTCTTGGTAAATTTTGGAGTTTGCCCAATCAAATATCCATCATTAATTTTTTCAATCATACCAGAAACATCAAAGTCTGGCTTTGGAATGCTGTCTGTTTTAATCATAATTTGTTGTAATAAGTTTTTACTCATATATCTCTTTTCGTTAACATTCAGTATACCAGTTATCAGCGTGCTATGTATTTGAGAGCAGAGACTAAATTGTTTACTGATTCTGCTGCAGTGTAGTATATGTTTTTCTTAGCCCTGTTGCTTTTATCCACATTGGCCATCCAGGTTGCTTTTAAAGATAATTTTCCCGCAATTGCTTGTAATCTAACTATTTCTATAGTGGCAACTGCAATTGGAATATCTGGTCTGGTAATTAGTTTAGCAATCATTTCTAATGAAGTTGTAAGTTCTTCATCTTCCATATATTCTGCAATTTCTGCTAAACCATTTATGCTTTCAAGCGTTGTTTTGACTGGCTCCATCTTTGCCTCTTTTCAGTTTTTCTAGTTGTTCTAGTTGTTCAAAAAATTGCTTTCTGTATTTAATCATTCTTGGCATATTATTGTGTTTTTCTCTGATAAACTCTTTTTCTACTGACGTCATTTGTTTTTCTGCATATGGCCTATGATCATCTTTGTTAGAAAAATGGAACACAATTACTTCACACCTGTCGTTTTCTTTTAAAATAACTGGTGCCCTCCAATGTATTTTTTCTGCTGCTTCAAAAACTAATACTTCATTATTTTTTAAGAAAAATTCTTCTTCTTCTATAACTACTGCCCAATCAATATTACTTGACATTTGGTAATCAATGCTTACTTTTGTATAATAATTTTCTGTATCAAGATGTGGGGGTAAATTTGGAGAACTTCCATTACCATATTTGCCAAAATAATCTAAATATTGATAATGAGTTAACTCAAGGTCTGGATCATTAACATATTGCATTGCAAGTAATTTTAATTTTTCTAAGATTTTTTTTGGTACCTCAAATTCAATCTGTACCCTAGACATGCTTTCAATTGTCATTGGGGCGTAGCGACTTGTGCCTGGGGGAAGAATTCTATTCTCTTCAACCAGGTCTCTAAGTTTTTGCTCTTCTTCTTTGGTAAAAAAGTTTTTTACAATGCCGCAATTAATATCCATAGTAAAATTATACCCTATCTACTAGATCTTCAATAACCGATAGTTCAGCAACCAGAAGTCGTGTTTTTTTTGGCCCATCACCTAAAACTATTATTAATGCTGGAGATTTATCAATTCCAGATTTAATAGCATCTGTTGTTATTTTTGCCCAAACTTTTTCATTTAGTGTAAAAGATTTTTTTGCTTCTTTTATATCAATTACAAAAGATTTCCAAGTGGCATCCCCCTTTTTGTTTCCTCTTCCAGAATTTTTATGGGCAGTGGCATTTATTCTTTTTATTTCACCTTTTTCACTCATTAGTATATTTTCTAACAAGTTGCTTTAAGTATGTATTTTCTCTCATTAATCTAGAGGCAAACTCGCTTGAGAATCTCATCATTTTACTTTCTATCTTTTCTTTTTCATTTAAAGTTATTGGCATACTATCTTTTAAAGAAAAATGACAAAACAGCATATCTATAAAGTCTCCATCTTTAAATTCTAGTGGCGCTCTCCAGTGAATCTGATGAGTTCCAGAAAAAGTAACGGCATCATTGTCTCCAAGTTGTATTTCTTTTCCTTCTACAACAATTGGCCAATTAATATTTGATTTTAATTGAACGTCCAATGTAACTCTTGGTTGTCTAAATGCGTTATCATAGTGTGGAGTTAGGATTGGAGTATTTGAGTATTTATTAGAATATCTCGCAAAGGAAATTTCTTCTAATTTTAAATCCTGATTATGAATAATTTTCATTTGTTGTGCAACTCTATTTTTAATTTCTTCTGGAAGATTTGTAAACCAAGCCTTTTGCCCATAAATTCTAACCTCTGTTGTATTTTCGTTAGAGGTTAAATCTATTGTATTGTAAATTAAATCGATTTCGTTTTTTGTAAAAATATTTTCATATTTTCTCACATGCGTTAGTAAAGTATTTTTTGCATGATCAATATTTACATCCTTTTCTAAATTTTTTGGCTCTTGGTTTGCTGGGAAATTATTCATCCTAGGATTATCCTCTTTTCCTTAAAGTTTCGTCACTCAAGATATTTGTTTCTTTTTGAAGAACTGTTTGTCTTTCAAGCATAATTGTTGAAATAGTTTCAGATATGGGCTTTGAAATTTTATGCTTAAGCCAGAAAAACATCATTAGTATTTCTGAGTTATCTTGCAATTTTTTATTTTCTCTCCAGTGCATCTGTTGAGTCCCAGAAAATAGTAAGGCCTGATTGTCTAAAATATTAAATTGTTTGCCTTCAACAATTATTCCCCAATCCTCATTTGTTTGCAATTGAACATCAAAAACAAACATCTCGTACGGCCTTGTGTCATAATGTGGAAACAATTTAACTTCATATCCGTACTCAGGAGAATATCTAACAACAGAATATTCTGCAACAACCAAATCTTTATTGCATACTTCTGATGCTAAGTTTTGTATTTTTGCAATTATATTATCTGAAATTTTTATATGATCTAGAACTCCTTGCCCACCCCATTTTTGAACTCTAACCTTTTTTAAAGGAAATTCCCTGGCTGCTTGCAATATAGCCTTTAGTTCTTTATCAGTAAAAATATTATCTACTAAGATTGGAATAAAATCTTGATCAGACACATAGTCTTGAGATTCTCTCAATTTTTTATACTTTGGAAATTTATCTAGCAATGGGAAAGTAGTCATACTAATATTATACCCTACCTCTCTTTGTATAACTTGTTTGCCTTACTAAAGTTATTTTTGATAAATGCTTTTTACTGCACATCCAAGTACATTCTGTTGTATCTGGAAATAGCCTCATAGATTTTACTTCTTCATTGCAAGTCTGACATAAAAATTTGCCAGGGTATACGGAATACTGTTTATCCAAACTGTTTGACCTTATTTAAAATGTCTGCAAACAATTCTTTGTCCTCTCTAACTTTATTAATAAAACCTTCTCTTCCCTGCACCTTTGATCCATCTGGTAATAGATACCAGGCCCCTGTGCGTTCTACTATACCCATTAATTCAGCAGTATCGATAAGATCAGCAATGCTGTCAACCCCAACCAAATTTCCCCTAAAGTAAAAATCATATTCTCCAGATTGAAATCCTGGACTTGTTTTTGAAAACTGTAAATCCCATCTAATCTTGCGACCAATTTTTTCTTCAATTAATTTATCACCTACAGGAATCTTTCCTTTAATTGCTTGATTGTCTGATTCTGAAGAAAATAACTTAACAACTGTTGAAGAATAAAATTTAGTAGCCTGACCACCAGTAGGCTGCTGGCTAGTATACATAGCAGAAATATTATTACGACTTTGACTAATAAGAATAAAGAGAGTTGGCTTAACTTTGTTATTAGCATAGTTGATCATTTTCCAAGCATTAGAAAAGTCTCTTGATTCTGCTCCAATTTGTTTTGTATTTTCAAGTTGCTTAAGTTCATCTGAATCTTTTTCAAAATATATTGCTGGAAGAAGTGATGTAATTGAGTCAACAACAATTAAATCAACTCCAGCATTCATTAAATTTGTTCCAATATCTACCATTTCATTTATTGTTCGGCACTGAGAAACAATAAGTTTTGAAGAGTCTACACCAAGTAATTCAGCCCAATCTTTATCATATGACATTTCTGCATCAATCCAAGCACAGATTTTTCCTTCTTTTTGTGCAAGCGCTACTGTTTGTAAACATAGTGATGACTTGGCGCTTGATTTGCTTCCCCAGATTAAAACTTGACGCCCATAAGGCAGACCACCATTTAATGCTTTATTCAACCCATAACTTGGTGTTGCAGCATATTGTGTTGCTGGAATAGTGTCTCCAGACATTACAGTTTTTCTTAACTTTGGATTAAGTTGTGCCAATACATCTTCTATGGTCATTGTCATTTTTATTTTTTCCTTCTCCATGGTTTAAATAAGTACATCATCTAACGTAACAGTTCCATCTTTTGTTTTTCCAAAAACAAACCTATAAGAATTTCCTTCTTTAATATTCATATAGGCTTTAGCAAAAGATGTAGGAAACACAAGAATAGATTTTAATTCTCTAGATGTATTTGCTAATGTCATTGAAGCCATTTTTTTTCCCTGCTTAGTTGTCCTTGATTTAAATGCAACAACAAACATTTCTTCATCTTTAAATGGCAACTGTTTATAACTTAAAAATTTAACAAGAGCACTAGAAGATTGCTTTATTTCATCAATAGGAACTGAAGATATAATCCTATTATCATTAGTAAGAACCAAGTAAGTGCGACCCGTCTCAATAGTCGTTCCTTCTTCATCAAATATGCCAACACTCCCAGTTTTGTCAAGAATTTCAACTCGTGACCATCCCTTTCCTCTTTTAATTGATTTTATCATACCCATTAAAATAAAAGAGCCCTTTTCTTCAAATTCGTCAACTTGCTGGATAAAGGCATGATAATGAGATGGAATATTAATATTAAACTCTGGCAAATTTAAATATTCGTATAAATTTTCTTTTATTTGATTATCGTTACGGGGATTGTCTAAAAATGTCAATGATCCAACGGCGTTCATTGCTGCTAATGCACGACTGTTTACCCCGTTACCTTTAGTAAAAGTGAAGTCTTCTACATCTTTATAGGTTTTAAAAGGTCTTGCAGCAATATATTTGTCTGCTATTTTATCTGATATATATTTAATTGCAGTTAACCCAAATCGAATTCCTTTTCCTTCAATTTGAAAGTCTTTACCAGAATCATTAATATGTGGAAGTTTAATAGGAATACCCATGCGTTTTGCTTCAATTAAATATTCAGTTCTGTTGTCAGGATTTTTTTCATTTTTTAATAATGCAAACATAAACTCAAGAGGGTAGTAATATTTTAGCCACGCCGTCCAATACGAGAGAGTAGAGTAAGCGACTGCATGGCTCTTATTGAACGAGTATCCCGCATGCGCCTCAAAATCATGCCATAAATCACGAGCCTGATTAGGAGTAATATAGGCAGAAGCGCCAGTAATAAAACGTTCTTTATAAATGTCGAACTCTTTGGCGTCTTTCTTTTTTCCAATAATTTTTCTGACTTTGTCGGCTTCAGACATTGACATTTGTCCAAGGTGTACGCATGCTTGCATAACTTGCTCTTGATAAAGAATGCAGCCATAAGTATCCTCCGTGTAAGGTTTTAATATCTGATGTAAATATGATACAGCCTGTTTTCCATGTTTTCTTGCAACATAGTCTTTTCCGATAGTGTTCATTGCTCCTGGCCTAACAAGAGCATTTGATGCTGCTAATTCATTAAGATTTTTTACCCCCATTTTAACAATTAAATTAGTGTAGGGTGTTGCTTCGCATTGAAAAATTCCTTTAGTGTGTCCATCTGAAATCATTTCATACACCTTGGAATCTTCCATGTCTATCTCAAGTGGATTAATTTTAACAAAATGATTTTTTTCAATCATCTTAATAGTGTCATCTAAAACACTTAAAGTTTTTAATCCTAGGGCATCGATTTTAATTAAACCTATCTTTTCTGCTTCTTCCATATCTACCCCAACAACTGGTATGCGATTTTCTGATCCTGGAGAAGATCTTGTTTCTAATGGAGCATGTTTAAAAATTGGCTCTTTACTAGTAACAATTCCAGCAGCATGAATTCCAGTGCCCCTAATGCGCCCACGCAATTGTTCTCCATAAACCTCTACTTCTGGATACTTTTCTCTAAACTCTAATGTAGACCTAGAGTTACAAAAATCATCCCAGGTATCTACTGTTTTTAAAATTTTGTTTACATCTGATAATGGAATATTAAGAACTCTAGAAACATCACGAACAATTCCTTTTCCTGTAAATTCTAAAAATGTTGCAATAGAAGCCACATGCCTGTATTGTCTAACAAGATAATCTTTCACTTCTTCTCTTCTAGAATCTTGAATATCTGTGTCAATATCTGGAAAGTCATTACGTTCTGGATTGATAAATCGAAAGAATAAAAGCCCATGCTCTATTGGATCAATTTCTGTAATTCCAATTAAATAACAAAGTAAAGAGCCAGCAGAAGATCCACGACCTGGACCAACTCTAATACTTTCTTTTTTTGCCCAATTAATCATGTTGCTTACAACAAGAAAATAGGGAGCAAATTTTTTATCTCTAATAATTGATAGTTCTTCATCAAGTCTTTGTTCGTATATATCATTGCCTAGCCAACTACTAGTTAAACGTTTTTCTTCTAATCCAGCAAATGCCAAATTTGCCAACTCCTGATCTGGATTTTTATATTGAACTGGCAATAAATTTAAATGTTCTTTAATGTCATAGTCTTCTATTTTATTCATAATTTCAATAGTTGAACTAAATATGTCTGTTCTTGTAAACATTTGTTTTTGCATTTCTTCTAACATTTCTGGTCCGCTTAGTAAGTGAATATTAAACTTATTAAAACTCATTTGTCTATCTTTGCCATATAAATAATCAAGTTTTGTCATCATGTCGTTATACTTTTTAGATTTTTCGTAAGTAACATTTTTCTCTAATTTTGCATGAGTATTTAAAATTAATTTTAACTCTTGTATTTCTTTTTGACTTTTATCCGAATGATGACAATCTGGGGTAACAACAATCTTAATGCCAAACTCATCTGCCAAATCCATTAAATGCATATTTACTTGTTGCGGGTTATGTGGCATTACCTCAATATAATAGTCATCTTTAAATGTATCTTTAAACCATTTTATATATTTTTTGGCTTTTGCAAATTCTTCAAGTTCTACTGCCTTGGTAACAATTCCACTTAAACATCCTGACGTAACAATAATTCCTTCTTTGTATTTTTCCAATGTTTCAAAATCAAACCTTGGTTTTCTAAAGTAACCTTCAGTCCATGCAATTTCGTTAATTTTGTTAAGATTTTCTAAACCTTGCTTATTCTTGGCTAGAAGAACTATATGGTTGTATACATTATCTAGTGGATCTTTTCTTTCCGCCCTGTCTCTTTTGTCAAAGCGGTCAGCACACATATAGCCTTCTATGCCAAGAATTGGTTTTATCCCTTTTTCTTTTGCAATGCGATAGAACTCACGATGCCCAGATAGAGTGCCATGATCCGTAATTGCCAGTGCTGGCATACCAAGAGTCACGGCACGTTCTAAATATTCTTCTGGCGTAGCAACACCATCCATTAACGAATAGTGTGTATGTACGTGTAGTCCTACGTAATTCATACTACCAATCAGTATTTGTTGCTGAAGTTACTGATGGTGAATCAAAGCCAAGATAAAAACTTTCTTGCTCTGCATAT